ATACTGTATCAAACATGATATCTACCTCATGTAATGCCCAAACCAATGACATCTTTTCGTATGTTAATTCTCTATTGTATTCTACTTTTCTTTGATAGTCCCAATATTCTTTCAATTGAAAATATTCTTTTTCTGTTATGGGCATAATCATATTTATTTCGCCTCTTCAATTCGTTGTAAAGATAGTTTATAGTAATCCTCAGTTATTTCACTACCTAAATATTTTCGATTAGATTGAATACAAGCAATAGCTGTGGTTCCACTACCCATAAAAGGATCATAAACAATATCATTTTCTTTTGTGTGTTCTTTAATTAAAGTAGAACAAACATCTAATGACATACCAAATCCATAACCTTTATATTTGTGAGGTTGTTCATCAACAAAAACATCAGGTTTAAATTCTTTAATTAAATTCACTTTTGATTTGTTTCTTTTAAATGTCATTAAGTTCATATAATTTAATCTGTACATATTAATACCTGTTGATTTAACCCATATCTTATGTGTTTTTAATGTCCAATTGTTTTCTTTCATTGTATTAATAACATCAATATGTTTAGAATAGATTGTTGCATCAGCCTTTCTATCTGTCATACAAATAGAAACTAAATTATTTTTAGGTTTTATTAAAGGTATCCATGTTTTTAAAAATTCAGAGTAAGAATCTTTCTTAGGATCAAGGCCTACTTCATCATAGTCTGGTGGAGAACAAAGAATATAATCATATTCTAAATCTCTTTTTAATGTTTCTCTACAATCTTCTAAGTATATCATATTAGAAAAAACTATCTAAAGTATTTCTCCTTGAATATCTAAACAAATCAAACTCTTTATCTTCACTAAAGTACCATACGTTTTCAATAAAGATATCGTTCATAAACTTTTTCTTTTCTTCTTCATCTTTAAATAACTTATCACTTTTAGGTCGTTGCATAATTCTCATACCAACTTGACCTTTAAATTTATCTGGTATTCTATCAATTAAATTATCACTTGTATAATATCGTTTACCTTTGACTTTAGGATCCATAATATTAATTAGTGTGTGTTTACTTCTTTCAATACAATTCATTGATACCGGCACAAAGAACTTATCTTGCCATGCATAATATTCATTAAACTTAAACCATGATTGATCTTCTTCGTGTTCACCGCCTTTGTTATATTCTTCAGTAGAAAAATAGGGTGGTGATGTAAAAGAACAATCAATATTATCAATCTCATCCCAAGGTAAATCCTCTGCACCACAACGATAGATAGTCACTTTCTTTGATGCATTGATTGTAAACATATCTCTATCTTCTTTGATGATAGGATTATTATTTCCTAATATCTTTTCATATTCATAAACTTGATTTAAATATCTTGCAAATGTATTTGGGTTTGGATCACAGCCAATATATTCTTTTGCATTACTTGTATAAAAACCCGCAAGTCGATCACCCCAACCACAACTTGTATCTAATACTCTTTTTGCATCAGTCATATCATAGATTGCTTTTGCAACAACTGGTTTAAATTGTGTTGCAATATAAGTACCCAATCTGAATGATGACATATAAACATCTTTACTTAATACTTTTTCTGTATTAATACCTCTCCAGATAGGCCCAAAACAACGCCATATATCTTTTGCAGTACCATTTTGCCATACATCAACTGGTGCTTTAAATCCATAACTACCACAATTCAATCTTAACTCTTGGTGAAAATAATCAGAACATAAATTATAAACACTTGATGCATCAATAATGCCTAATCCGTATTCTTTAAAGTTATGTTTGTAATCATCATACTTTTCAAAAACATCTTTGTTAACATTCTCAATAGGATCGCATATTTTACTTGTATCAAATGATTTAAGTTTCAAAAAGTTTTCAATCATATCTTCTTTTGTTCTTACTTTAAAAGGAAAAGGTGGTCGATGAATTGAAATATATTCTGCAAGATCAAGTCTAAATTGTTCTTTACCTAATTGTTCTGTAACTTCTTCAAACTGCTTATTATTCATAATCGGAAGTCCGTCTTTATTTAAATATGGTGTAAAATCAAACATTATGCGAAAAAACTTTCTATTGTATTCATTGCACTGGCGTCAACTTTCCAATTAATAGATTCTAAGATGAATCGTAATGGCTCAAAGAATGACTTTTGAAATTGTGTTTCATAATCAATCAATGGATGAAAATTAAATTGAGGTGGTAATTTAGTAATAAAAGAAATCACATTTGTTTGATGTGTATTTGGTTTTCTCAATAACACATATTTAATTTTATCACCTTCATTAATAAATGAAAATCTTGTTTGTAATTTCTTTTCTTTTAGAATATGATTATAGATTAATGCACCTTTAACGTGCATTGGTGTTGATTTACGAAAGATAGAATTAGTATCTTCATACTTCTTTAAACCTTTTACTGAACGAGGAAATGCAATCTGTTCAATTGACAAATGTTCAAACTGTGTTCTAAACTCGTTGACAAACTCTCTTAATTCTTTTTCAGATTGTGTCATAATAATTTTTAGTGCTTCTTTAATCTTAGAACGACAAACTTGAGGTGTTGACGATTTAACAGCCTCGATGCCCATAATCTTTAATTGTGGTTCTGCAAACTGAACACCTTCACTATTATGTACATTGAGAATATATCTTTTCTTGGCAGTCCAGATGCCTTTGTCTGCAATCACTTCTCTTTTCATAAACATCTTTTGCTGAAAGGCATTCATATATTCTGCTAGTTCAGCATAACAAGAATCAATATACGGTTCAATCTTTTCTTCACAAAACTTATCTAAGACTTTAACTACTTTTGTTTTATCAATATTGTCGCCTAGTTTCTTTACAAGACCAGACATATTGATATAAATTGAATCTGTGTCAGAAGCAATAATATAATCTTTATTATCTGTTTTTAATAGTTTGTTGAGATATTCGTTCATCTTTTTTTCAATCCAACGAATAGATAATTGGCCTGATGTTGTGATTGCTTCTGCCTCTCTGTGATCATAATGTCTAAAGTATTGATTACCAATCGCACCGTAGGCACTGTTTAGAGAAATCTTTTTTGAATACTGAATAATATGATACTTGGCAATATCATCTAATAATTTTTTATTCTTTGTTTGTTCATACTCTTGTTTTGCTTGTATCATTAATTTCTTATACTTCACACGATCATCATATTCTTTCTGCATAATTTCTGGTAGGAAACCTTGTTTGTCAGTTCGATACATTGTGCCATTAGCCGCAAGTGCAATATTATTTTCTTTGAGTTTAGATAGTTTATATTTTCTTTCTAAAAGTTTATCAATATTCACCTCTGTTTTTGAATTAACAATTGTTTCAGGTGAGATATTATATTGCATAATTAAGTGAGGGTATAGAGAGTTTAAGTCAAAAGAAACAACCCATTCATGTAAACCAACTTTAGGATCTTTCACATAAGCACCAACAAGTTCTTTTGCTTTACTTTCTTTTCTTAAAGGTATGATGATGTTTTTATTTCTAAGAAAGTTGTAAATCAAACAATCCCAAGTTCGAACTTGTGAAAAGATATCTTCATAGTTTATCTTTGCATTATAAGCCATTGTAATACACAACTCAATGAGTTTCATCTTTTGTTCTAATCGATCAACAAGTTCAACGTCTTGTATATTATAATCAACAAACGATTGATAATCTTTCGTGTACCATTCTTTAAATGTTTCATATGGGTTATCGTCTTTCTTTTCACCCAATTCAATTTCTGCAATGTGATCTAGTTTAAAACTCTCTTGGTTTTTCATAGTTAGTTTCTTATATAAATCCATATAGTCTAACTGTGATACACCTAAAATGTTATATCGTGCATATGTTCTACCCATAATAGTTAAATCATCATTACGAACAACACCCCAAGGTGATAGTTTCTTCACTTCTCTCTCACTCATAATATTAATAATACGATTACAGATATATGCCATATCATACAGTTTACTATTCCAACCAGTGATAATATCAGGACAATTTTGTTGCCAAAAATTAAGAAAATCTGATAACATATGTTTCTCAGATTGACAACGAATAAATTCTACATAAGGTTTATCTGTTTTGAAATCATTTGTACCCCACACAACAATTTTACCATTGTTATGATTTTTGATTGTGATACAAAGAACTTCTTCCGATGCATTATTAGGATCAGGAAAACCTTCTTCACAGGCAACCTCAATATCGATTGTAAATATTTTAATTTTCTTTAAATCATATTCAACATCATTCGGATAATAATCGGAGATATACTGATAATTAAATCGTTCCATACCAAAGGCAAATCCGTCATGGCCTTCATATCGTTGAATAAACTCTTTGGC